TTAACGATTTCCAATGGACTGCGATTCAAGATATGGAAACAGCACCTCACCAAGGCGGTATGTCCGCTCTCGGTATTTTCGCTGCGCCAAACAACACCGCGGGTCACGATGTATTGTTTGACCCAAGTTCTTGCGTGGTGGAGGATACGACTCCAGGGTTCGATTACTCACGCTGGATTGGTAACGTTCCTTCAGGCGTACGTTTTGAAACTAGCTCTTACCAAACTGGAGCTTACCAAATTCAATCACTATACCCAGGACTAGGTTATAACTACTCTGCTGTTAATTACAACGGTGGTTTACAGTATCGTGGTCTCCAAGCTGATATTGTTCATACTAATGACTTAGGTCGTTTTGTATTGAATATTTATTCAGACGGTGGGTTAGAAGAAAGCTATGACATGGGAATGTGGAAACCCTTAAGCACTACTTCTGCTACAAGCTTGTTCCCGGAAGATGTACTGAACAAAGGTGTGAATAACGCAGTATCTCAGTATGTTAAAGGAAACTTCTATACTTACAATGCAACATTCGCTGTAACTGGTCTGAATGATTGGACGCCTGCTACCACCTTCGCTGGTTCTTCTACATATAACGTAGGTTATCAGTACGGAGAAAATTATGTAGCGACTAATAATTATAGATTCCGCGCTGTCAGCCTTGACGGTACAGCTAACAACCCTAACATCCGCTTCGATTTCTCTGGCGGTAAAAACGGTGATGCTTCCGATTACGGAGGAAATCTAAGTAACGGTAATATCCGAAGCGCTCTTATCGGTGCTACTGATAGCCAAGGTTTGAAATCATTAGACTCAGAAAACACTCCAATAACTATGGCAGCTGTTCCTGGGGTTACTGACCAAAACGTACAGAATGAACTTGTTACTCTGGCTGAAGATACTCAAAACTTCTTAGCTGTGGTTTCTCCTCCTTACGGAATGAATAGCGCACAGCAAGCTGTCGCATGGGCTGACGGTCAAGCAACAGGTAGAACTACTGCTCTGAACAGTAGTTACGCCGCTGTCTATTGGCCTTGGGTAAAATCTTTCGATGCTTACACTGGCACGGACAAGTGGTTCGACCCGACTATGTTCGCTATCGGACAAATGGCTTTCACTGACGAAGTGTCTGACCCATGGTTCGCTCCAGCTGGCTTACGTCGTGGTAGATTAACTACACCGACTGATGTTGAGGTTCAACTAAACCAAGGTGATAGAGATGCTCTTTACAGCCCTGGTAATATTATCAACCCAATCACTAAGTTCCAGTCTGATGGAATTGTAATTTACGGTCAACGAACTGCACAACGAGCTTCAACGGCTCTTGACAGAATTAACATTCGTCGTCTAATGATTTACTTACGCAGACTTGTTCTTCAAGCAGCAAGACGATTCGTCTTCGAACCAAACGACCCTGTTACTTGGGAATCGGTAAGAAACGTTATCAGTCCTGCTCTAGCAGACATACAACAAAGACGAGGTATTACTCAGTTCAAAGTTGTGTGTGATGCAACCACTAACACTCCCCTTCGCGTTGACCGCAACGAACTTTGGTGTAAGATTATTCTCAAGCCTACGAAGACTGCTGAAATCATCGTGTTTGAACTTAATCTAACAAATCAATCTGCGGATATTTAACACTATATAATATTGAGGTAAAAAAACATGGCTGATGGAAAATACTACGTTGACAGAGCTGCCGAGCTAATCGCTGACAGCCCCCGTCTTTCACACGCACTCGAATCTTTCCGTGCGTATGCTTGGGAGATTCAAATCCCAAGATTTGCGGGAGCTCTTTCTAACGTTCCAGGTCTTGATTCACAAGACAGACTTACTCTAGCTGCAAAGCAAATCACTCAACCGGGCTTCACTGTTGAAGACATTGAAGTTCATCGTGTTAATGAAAAATTCTACTACCCAGGTAAAGTTTCTCCTGATGAAATCACTGTTACGTTTGATAACTTGATTAAAGGGGATGTCGCTGATGCTTTATTTGCGTGGATGAGAAGTGTGTACGACCCTGTCTACGGTATTCACTATGGTGGTCTTGGAAACGGTACGAACGAAGTAAACCAAAGCCCTGAAGGTCTTGCTGGTATTACTGAAGCTCCTATCTTCAAGAGAACTATAACTATCTGGCAGTTAGACGCTCACCGCAACCCAATCACTCACGTGAACCTTTATGGAGCATATCCTAAAGGATGGAAGCTTGGTGAATTCAACTACTCCACTAACGAGTTTCATACGATTGAAATGGCTATACGCTACGACTTTGCTGTTCAGTTCACTGAAAGCTCTGATATCGATGCAGTAATGTCACCGGTAGCAATCTCGTAAGTTTTAATTAAAAGTTTTCTAGGCTTCTCTGGTAAATAATACTAGGGAAGCCTACTTTAATATACCATGGATTTATCTAATTTTATAGCAACGTACGAACGCACAGGAAAAACTATTCTTGAAGCGAAAGATAAGACTAACATTGATGATTTTCTTTGTATGTTTGCGGGTTTAGAAAAACCTCCCACCGAGGTAGTTGCTACTGATGAAGATATGTTGAAACAGTTTACCGCGCAACCAGGGACACAAGTCATTGCTAAACAATTAACAGGAAAAGGAAAAGAAGGTCAGAAAAGTTTTTATTATGTAGGAACTGGATGTAGACCCCAAGGACAAGGTGGTCCTCCTTTTGTAACCTTTACCCAGACTGATTGGACATCCCTTTTAAGTAAATTTGAGGAGGGTAAACAGTTAGACCCAAAGGCGGAGCCTGGAAACACTCCTCAGGAAACGAAAACTATGGAGCAGATGAACCAAGAGCAACAAGCGGCAAACATAGCTCAAGCCGACACTTTTGGAGAGTCAGCTACTAAACTCCTTGCCGATGAGGGGTTTTTCGGAGGAGGTAATGGGTTACAGATGAGAGATATGTATCGTCAGGTATGTGGCGGTGGTCGCGCAAACGCTCTTCAAAAAGCTGCACGAGAAAAGAGCGAAGAAAAAAATGACCCCGAAGCTCTATCTGCTGAAGCTCAGCAAGAACAGAATAGTGCTGAGAACGCAGGGTGTTATCAAGACCTTTTGATTGTAAATACGGCAGTCACTCGTGCTACAGAAGTTTATAAAAAAATAAAAACAGGTGGAGACAATTTAACTGAGTCCGACAGGAACTTCTTACGGGAATGTTTTCGTTTAAGAGGAAGAGGACAAAAACAAGGAATTTATATGGTTCCTGATGATTTGAGTGGAGATTATTGTGGAGGGGCATTAGCCGCAGCCGCTATTCCTTATGAACAGGGTGGTGATAGGTATGGAGTTAAGGTAGGAAATCAAAACAGTCCTTTCTACAAAATGATGTTAAAGATTCATGAGGACAGTTTGAAAAAAGGAAACCCTTTATATGATGACGGGAAACCTGCAATTTTTAGAGGGGGAACTGACTCGGCTAAAATGCATTCTTTTAGAGCTATGGAAGGCGTGATGAATGAGCACGGTCCTAATGTAGCTAAAGCTTGGATTGAGTGTGGACGACAAATGCCGTGCCCAGGCATAAAGGATGTTTTAGAACAGGTTATGGATGCAGAAAACTTCCAATTAAATCTTTTGATTTTTGGAGCCGAACAAAGAAACGCCGGAGTTATTCCCGATACTCAGTTTGGTAACATTTATGATGACGGCACAGAATTAATGCTTGATGATGTTGAAGCCGCAGCAGGAGACGTTGACGGTAAAAAAGCACTAGCGTGGTTTGCTGGAAATATGATTAATGCTTGGGATGCTGTTCTTTCGGACCCTGCGTTTAAGGATTGCGAGTTTGAGGTAGTAGGTAGACTTCCTAATGGACAAATGGAAAATGGAGGGAGTATTAACCAAGATGTACAGGTTACTTGTGGTGATATAGTTAAAAAGCTAGAGGTTAATCCCAACTATCAAGGTGATGATGGGGAGGGTATCTTTGGGAGTGATGAAGACAAAAACAGAGGACATTGGACAGGAGAAGATTACGCCGGTTTGAATGTAAAAATATCCACTCAAGGCGATATGGTTCAAGCAGGTAAAAGAGGTATAGCAGTTATCGATGCAGTTGAAACTGACACAAAAGGTCGGATACTTGGGTTTAGTCCAAGCACGGAGTCAGCACGTAACCGCGCAGCCAACTTAATTTATTCAGTGGCTCTGAAGAATGGAGCTTCGTTTACCGAGGAAGATAAAAAAGCAGCGGATGATTATAAATTAAAAGAAGTAGCATTTACGCAAAGCATACAAGGAGACTTAGATGGTTTGTCTCAAGGCACTGTTGAAACCGTCGTGCGCGGTATTATGTCTAAGATGGGGTATGAAGAAGGGGAGAAGTTTGGTAAATTAGCAAAAACGATGGAGGAGTATCAAAATGCTATCCCGGGAACCCCTGAGTATAAAAAAGCCGCCGCTAGAATCAAAACTACAATAAGACAGGCTTACAGAAATAAACACAAAGACTCCCCTGGGTTTAGACAGAACCTAGCTATAGAAGCTCTTCAAACAGGGATAGCCTCGCAAAATCAAGGATTTGTTTTAGTAGAACCAGGGGAAGATACTTACGTAGGAACTGAGACTGATGCACACGCAGGAATATTTAAAAACATTTTAGGGTACGGTAATGACGCAGGTCCTCAGGAAATTAGAGTTACAGGTACCAGTGTGGTTTTAGCCACAGGGGAACAATTAACATGTCGAGTAAAAGAAGGCACTCCTGTGCAAGAGTATAGAGCTCCTACCGAAAGTGTAAAAAATAACCTACGTGCGTTGAGTGGTGCTAAAGCTGGAAGAGGAAAGGACCCCGTTACAGAATCACGAAGGGAAGCCGAAGATATCGTTAGACAGTTTCAAGAACTCATTCAACGGGTAAATAAAGTACGTTCCGTCCAGAACTAACTCGGGCTTTACCTGAAACTGCTTACCGACCACTACGATAGCCATTCGTCTCGTCTTCTGGTAGATTACCATCCAATCCTTATTCGCGTGAGAAGCGTCTTTCTGTGCTTGTGA